ACTTTAAAAGAGAGTTTTATGGGTACGTTCACCACGTAAAATTAAAAAGAACTCCAGCTAACAACTTTTCAGAAGTTACTTTTATTGGTGGCTCATTCCCAATGAAACAGCGCCGTCAAACAATATATAAAGATAAAACAGCAGACCAGGTTATAAAGGAGATAGCAACTGACCACGAGTTTGTATGCTATTCCATACCGCATCCACGCGTGTTTCCTCAACTATCCCAAGCTGGCTTATCAGACTGGGCTTTTATGGCTAAGTTAGCAAAACAGTGTGGGTACTCTTTACGGACTGAAAACACTGAGCTTTACTTTCAACCTATGTTGGAAGACTATAAAGAGCTACGCGCCGAAGCCCCTCACTTTGTTATGCAAACTCTGTCTTCCCCAGAAGGCTCTACTATTTACTCATTTGAGCCTATTATTAGCGAGTCAATCGCGTATGACGGCGCATGGAAGTCGGCTGTAGCTGTTTCTGGAGTAGATGTTTCCTCTGGAGAGACTATGTCTGTAGCAACACAGATAAGAAACAAAAAAACTAGAGGTAAACAACAGTTTGAATTTTTTGATAGTTTTGCTGTTGACACAGTGGCTTTAACGTCAGATGTAGCAGCCTACGAAGCAGAGGCCGCAGAAAACAGAAATACCTTTCCGTATAGAGCTAGGGCTGAGGTGTTAGGGTCAATACAGGTTAGGCCAGACATGCCTATCCATATAACTGGTGTAGACTCCCCTTATAACGGGTACTGGGTAGTTCTGTCTGCAGAGCACATAATCGTAGAAGAACAAAGAAACGTATTTAGATACACAACTATTGTTGAGCTTGGCTCTGACTCTCTAGGCGTTGCCCAGACTTGGACAGACTCCCGCAGTTAAAGGCAGGGCTACAGCAGCTAATACTTGGAAAAGTAGAACTAGGTCTTTAAATACAGTAGTCCCTACAGCTAAAAAAGGGGTTGCTACAACAGCTAGATTGGCTAAGAAAAGAGGTCTCTCACTATGAATGAGCATAATTTTTATGGTCTATACAGAGGTATATGCGTGGATAACGATGACCCACAAAAGCTAGACCGCATCACTTTGATTGTTCCCCAAATACTTGGAGATACAGTTACTGACTGGGCGCTGCCTTGTACCCCTATTACTAACATGGCTGAGCACTTAGACCATGAGCCTCATACTGGGCCTCAGGTAGTAACTTTAATTAGTAACCACACAGGCACTACTGACACGCAATTATCTGGGTTGTCAGCCCACTCTCACACAGTTACTATCTCCGCCCATGCTGGAAACAGCAATAAGCTTTACCACCCTCACGTAACTATCACAGACCCACTTGATAGAGATGGTACTGAAGAGGGGCTAGCGGCCGCAGAGCACACTTATCATAGACACGTCCCAAAGGTTGGACAACCAGTTTGGCTTATGTTCGTGGGTGGAGACCCTAATTTTCCAGTTTGGATGGGAGTATAAATGGCGTACAACCAAGCAATTACTTTGCCGTTTAGCATTGGGCCTAACGGAGTAGGTAAAACAACAGACATCTCCAAGATTTGGAAAGACAGGGTTTATGGAGTTGTTTTGACAAGCCTTAATGAACGAGTTATGTCCCCTAACTTTGGTACTGAGGTCAAAGCTGCAGTCTTTTTAAGCGTAGACGACGCGATGGCCTCAATTAAAGAGTCGGTACACATTGGGTTTTCAAGATGGCTATCAGCTTTAACTTTAAACTCTGTTGTTGGGTCTTTGGACTCAGCTGAAGGTAATTTAAATGTTGAAATACTTTATTCAATACCTGGAACCATTGATGAGCAGAGTGTATCGCTAAAAACTGCTATTCTAAGTAGGTCTGGAGACGTTCTTTTGGAGGTAACAAATGGCTGATATCAACTACATCCCACAGGTGGATTACACCTCTAAGGACTACGCCTCTATCCGAGATGATATGTTGGGCCAGATTACAGATGTCTTCCCTGAGTGGACTAACAGAGACCCCGCTGACTTTGGAATCGTGTTAATTGAGCTTTTTGCTTATATGGGCGACATCCTTAGCTATTACATTGACCGCTCCGCTAACGAAGCGTTTATGACAACAGCAAGCCAAAGAGATAGCGTTCTATACCTAGCTCGTCTTTTGGGGTACAACCCATCCACTGTAGTAGCTTCTACTGTGACATTGACGTTTTCTAACTCAACAGCCTCTACTATTGACGTTCCTATTGGCACCCAAATAGCCACTTCCGCGTCAACCACAGGCGGAACCCAGATTATATTTGAAACTGATGCTGCTGTAACTGTGCCTGCTAAAGTTGGAACTGTAAACGGCACCATAACGGTCACCGCTACACAAGGCCAAACTGTAACCGAAGAGCTTGCGCCAACCTCTACTGGAGAGATTAATCAAACACGTGAGCTAACCTACTCGCCTTTAATTCAAAACTCTATTGACATAGTAGCGGGGGCATCCCCATTTACAGAAGTAGCGTATTTGATTGACTATAATAACTATGACCCTGTTTTTGTTGTCCAAACACGAGCAGATGGTGTGTCTTTTGTAGTATTTGGTGATGGCATAAGCGGAAGAATTCCAGCCACTGGCGCCACAATTACAGCCACTTATAGAATTGGTGGAGGAACAGTTGGTAACGTTGGAGCTGGGCTTATTAAGTCTATTATTAAATCTAGCGCAGCTCTATCTAGCTTTAGCGGATTAACTGTTACTAATTTAACCCCAGCTACAGGTGGTGTTGAAGAAGAATCTACTGATTCAATACGAGTAAATGGGCCTGCAAGCCTTCGCGCATTAAATAGAGCAGTGTCTCTTGCAGATTATTCAGCCTTGTGCGTAGCAGCAGGCGTGGCTAAAGCAAACGCGGTAGCTGATGTGTACACCAGCGTAACTGTGTACGTTGCCCCTTCTGCTGGAGAGTTAGGCGTAACTTCTATCTCTGGAACAACCCCATCAAGTGAGTTTACTAATACAACAGTGCCTCTACTTACTAACTATTTAGTCGGAAAAGCTCCAGCAAACACAACCATTACGTTTCAACCACCAACATATGTTCCTGTAAGTATAGTTGCTACTGTTACAACATTACCTCAATATAAAAACAGCCTTGTTAGTACAGCAGTAAACGCAGCTGTATCTGAGCTTCTTGCCTTTGACAACGTGTTTTTTCAAGATAAGTTGACTCTTAACGACGTTATGAGCGTAATCACATCTGTTGAAGGTGTAGCGTACGTTCAAGTAGAAAAGTTTGTAAGAGCTCAGGCTGGGTATGACTTTACCTACACAATTACTAACAAGGCTGCAACGGGAACGGTTGCCACACTTACTATTGGAACTCACGCATTAACTGTTGGAAGCACTGTTAAAGTAACTGGCGTAGATTCAACCTTTAATGGAACGTTTGTAGTTACAGCAGTGGCGGCTACCACCTTCTCATACGCATTAGTATCTGCAGTTGTGTCTAGCACAGCTACTTCTGGAAGCGTAACTCGCCTTACAGTTAACGATATTGTTTGTGCAGAGAACGAAATACCTTACCTAGATACAGCCAGCCTAGCCCTTACAGTATTAGGAGGCATTGTTAACTAATGTCACGGTATGGCGTAAGTATCTATGGGTTATCTGTATATGGTACAGATACTCCTGTTGCGTATGCAGCAAGCGGGTTTACTGCTACCCCTAAAGACTACGGAACTATCCTATTAGAGTGGGATAACCCTGCAGGTAATTGGTCAAAAATTAAATTAGTAAGAAATAGCTACGGGTTCCCAATTGATTACTTAGATGGAACAGTTTTAGATATTAAGTTAGATGGGGCGTATGAGGCATACAAAGAAACATCACCACCCTCATTCTTAGACACAAATCTAGCTACAAATGCTTTCTACTACTATTCACTATTTGTTTTTGAACTTATTAACTATAAGTGGATTCGCGTTGCAGACATTATTGGGCTTTCTGTAAAAGAGTATGGGTACTCAGACAGGCTGTTTCAATACGTCCCAGACGTTTACAAAATCAGTTCACTATCACAAGCTGGTGGCAAATCAGAGATTAATGTGTCTTCCGTTGAGGAAAACGCAGTTCTTAAAAAGTATTTAGATGTGTTTGCGTTTGAGTTAAACACATACCACACGCTTACTAATCTGTTGTTTTCTCGTTACGACACTTCTAAGATAAGCGGATTGCTTTTGCCCTCTTTATTACAAGAACTTGGCCTGGAGTACGAGCCTGAGATTGGCTATCAGCAGGCGCGCATTTTAAGCAGAGACGCTACCGCTTTGTATAAAGGAAAAGGAAGTCTTGACGGCCTTAGAGAGTTCTTAAAAGCATTCACTGGGTACGCAGTTCCCACTATAGCAAGCGTACCAAACCCAACAGTTAACGGAATAACTGTGGGGCCTAACAAGATGCTTGACTATAATGACTCTTCGTTTGAGGAGTCAATTGGACATTGGGTAAGTGATGGCACTGGGACTCTTGCATGCCTAAAGGTTAAGAAGATAACTACTGTTGCTCTAACAAGCAACGTCCTTACACTAACTATTGGCGCTCATGATTATAAAGTTGGGAACAGAATTTATGTGTTTGGGTTTGACAAGCCATTGTTTAACCAAACTACCTCTGTACCAATCACCGCTATTACCGCAACATCAGTATCTTTTTCTTTAACTGGGGCTGACTACGCTTCAACTACCGCATGGAACCCTACTACCAATGAGTTCCCTACTATTGCCCCTTACCCTAACCCATGGGACGAACCAACTACCCCAACTAACTACCCTAATCTTCAAAAAGGAATTCTTGCGGTTAAGAACGCAAGCGGCACTGCTGGCACTGTTAAAATTCTTTGCGGCTCCTCTGCACCAATCACTAAGGGAGTTCCAGTAACTGCTGGGTTAGCTTATTCATTTAGC